ATTATTATTATTATTATTATTATTATTTGTTTCAATAAAGTCATTATTTGTTTCAATAAAGTCAATATTTGTTTCAATAAAGTCAATATTTGGATTAATAAATATTTTTGTAAACAAATCCTTATATTTAATATCTAAATAGATTAGATCATGTGAGATACAAATATAGTTAATTTCAGATAGTTTATTATAGATAGTGGTTTCATCATGAATTTCTATAAAACAAGCATTATTTTGATAACTTTTATGTTCTTTAATAGTAGATTTTTCTAAAATATTGAAATAATTTTTAAGTCTAAATCTTTTTTGGTTATTTTCAAAAATTTTGTTAGAAGTTTCTGCAAATAATTGAATATTTTGATAATCTTTATTATCTAAAGATAAAGTTTTAATTAAATCTGTATCGAGCCATATTAGTTCATTAATATGGAGTAATAATTTATAAAAATATGTATGATTAATATTATCTTTATATTTTTGCAAAACATTCATTTCTTTTTTTATATTGTCTAGCTTTTTTTGATCAGTAATATATTTTGTTTTTAATTCTAGAATGCTATATTTATCTATAATTTCTCCTATAGAGGTTTCAATAAAGTAATTATCAGGTTTAACTGCAGTTATCTCATTACAAATTAAATTAAAATCTAGTATTTCACTTTCATTAAAAATAAAATTATACATCTGTTGCGTTATACTATTTTGAATGGTCAAAAATAATCTTTTTGCACTAAATACTGCAGAGTCTGGAAATAAATCATTAGATACAATTAAATTAAAATCTTTATTAAGTGATAATTCAAATCTTTTGAATAATATTTTTGTAATTGTAGTAACATCACCTATTTTTTCATCTTCCAAAATATAATAATTAGCATGTTTAATATTATAAATATCAAAAAAAGGTTCATTTAAATATTTATTATTAACATAAAAGTCATTAACAGCATTTCTAAAAAATTTGGTAAATTTTTGCGTAATAAGGTATTGTTCAATATGTGGATCTTCAAAGTTATTCTCAATAATAAAAAATTTTACATTATATATATTTAAGTCAAGGCCTTTTAATACATCAAATTCAGTATTTTCTGTGTCAATAGAAATAAAATCAATATCTTTGGGAAAATCAATTTCATTAAAAATATAATCAAGGGTTCTAACTTCAACCGATATTTTTTCAATATTACTAATTAATGAAGCATGACTATTAATTAAGCGTTCATCAACTTGTAGAGATGAAATAGCAGATGTATTATCACCATTTAAACAAACAACAAAAAAATCCATATTATCATTGTTATAATTTGAAACCCCATAATTAAGTGAGTGTTTACGGATTGAATTGCATTTATTAAATGCTTCGGGAATAGGTTCAATACATAATGTTTTCCATCCTTTGTTTTCAAAATAATAAGTATTGCTTCCTGATATACCATCAGCTGCTCCGACTTCAACACATACGCCTTTATATTCGTCGTTAAAGTATTTAGACATTATTCGGTCTTCTCCAAATTGACTATAAGACATATAAATAATTAAATAAACGTGTTTAAATTAAACTAATTATAATAATATATTTATTTGATTAAAAATATTATTAATTATTAATTATTAATTATTAATTAATTATTTGTAATTCTATGAATTTACAATTTCACTAATAATATCAGCAATTAAATATGTTTGAGTCCAACCTAGACTATTCAATTTTGTAGGTGTGCCTTTAATATCAATTGGAACAGTATCAATACCGTTACATGATTTCTCAATAATTGCAACCACTTTATTATCAGAATATAAAATATTATCAGTAATTGTTATATTAATGCCATTAATTGCATAAACTTTTAAAACCAAATCTATTATTTTAATACTTTCCTTACCACTAATAATATAATTATCTCCAATTGGTTGATCCAAAATAATTTTAATCGCGTTTGCAGCATCAGATGCATGTAATATATTTCGGAATGAATCTAAAGAACCTAATTTGATAGGTTCAAAATTAGTTGGCCATATTTTCGCATGATTCAAAATTTTTTTCAATAAAAAATCTCCATTTTTATTTTTGGATTCAACAGTAAATAAAATACCATTTGAAAAAGGCATAATATATGTATTTCTATAAAAATCTACTATGGAATGTCCCATAATTTTAGCTATAGAGTACGGATGATTATGATAGAAATTATTATCATTTTCTAATACTCCGTAATTAATATGTCCCTTATACATTTCACTGCTAGATGCATTAAACAATTTAGTTGACCAACTATTTTTATGAATAATGTTACATATATTTGCAACAACAAGTCCATTTAATTCTAAAGTAGCAATAGGATTATTAAAAGCTTCAATAGAACTAGAAATGCCAGCTAAATGTATAATAATATCAGGTTTTATTATGTTTATATTCAATTCTAATTCACTAGTATTTTTAATATCAAAATAAAATTTAGTAAATTTAGTAATATTGTTAGTATATTTATTTTTATGAGCAAATCCATATAAATTATGATCAAGTTTATATTCATTAATAACATAATTTGCTATCATCCCATTGGATCCAGTAATTAATACTTTAGGTTTTTTGCTGTATATTTCAAAAGTAGGAAAAGGGAAGATTAGCTGCCCTCCATTTTCCAAATATTCATCTTCTCTTTTAATAATTTCTTCTCTAAAATGCCATGGTAGTACTAACAAATATTCAGGTGGATTTAAACGCATAGTTTCTTCACTAATAATTCCAACCCCGGTAGAAGTCATTTTACCAATTTTTGAAGGATTTCTTTCAACCGCATATTTAATTTTACTTTCATCAATTTGTGCATATTGTAATAAACAATTACCTTTTGTTGAAGCTCCGTAAATATAAATCTTTTGCTCACACTCATTTATAGTATTAATAAAATGATTCAATTTTACAACTTCGTTTTTACAATTACTCATAAAATTCTTATATAATTGCGGATCCGTTATCCCGTAAATTTTTTCATCTTCCAATAATTTAGATATTAATTCATTATTTTCATTATATAGCGTAGATGTATTTTTTGCAAAATAAATTCTAAAACTGCCACCATTGCATTCGTTAAATTTTATATCAATAATCTTAAAATTTGCTAAATCTGCTATATGTTTAACAGCAGTAAATGAATAATATTCCAAATGTTCATGACAAATAGTATCAATACTATTTCGTCTTAACATAGTAATAATATAACTTTGTTCACAAGTCCAAATACCATTATCATCTAAAATATTATAAATATCTTTAGCAAACTGAACAGGATCAGGTAAATCATAAAACATTGATATAGAAGAAACAATATTAGCTTTTAAATTTCCATAAATTTGTGTAAAATTTTGATAAGTAAAATAATTTGAAATTAGTTCCACATCTCCATAATACTGTTGAAATTGTTTACCAGTTGGGTCAACACCTATCCGCTTTAGTGCAGAATCATAATACTGCAACATAGTGGAATCATTGCTCCCTATATCAACAACAACACCATTTTCTGGTAATAAAATTTTTGATACAATTTCAAGTTGATATTGTTTTAAATGGTCACGCATAGTATTACTGATCCCAGAACGATAACCATAATCATGTTCATATAATTCATTGCAATTGGTAGAATATTTTAATTGAACTAGACTGCATTTTTTACATAAATATAAATTAATAGGAGTAGAAGGGGTAGAAAAATCTCCATAAACTGGGAAACGAGATGTAATGATTTGATTACCTAAATCAATAACATTTTCTAAATTACTATTCTTGCAAATACGGCACTGTTGACATAAAGAGGATACACTATTCATATTAAAATACTAATTACAAATATTTTTAAGCTTTTAAAATATATAAATATATATTAAATTTAATTTAAAATTTAATAATTTCAGAATACATAAATTATATTATTTAAAATGAATTTAAAGACTAAAAATTTAGTAATAAAATGGAAAATATTGTAAAAACCATAAATGATCTATTTGTAAAATATAATGATAACCAATATATATTACAACGACTAAATACTCATTTAACAAATTTACCTACTTTGTTAGAACAAGAAAATAAAAAATATGATGAAAGAGTTTCAAGAATTAATGAGTTAATTTCAGAACAAGAAAATTTTTATAAAGTGTTTTTATCTAAACACCAGTATTATTACATGCCATATAATAATATTTATTATGAATATGATGGAAAGTCATATAAAATTGTAAAGGATGATGATATTCATCATAATTTACTTTCAACTATTACAGATGAAGGTAAATTAATTCAATGGAAACACAAAACTAAGCAAAATATTATTAAACAAATCAAAGAAAGATCTTTATTTAAATCAATACCAGATACTTATACTATTCAAAATGTATTGGGATTTTTACAAACTATTTTTACAACAAAAAATGATGCAAAATATTTTTTAACTATAATAGGTGATTGTATTCTTAAAAAAAATACAGATAACTTATTATATTTTGTTAGTACAAGTTCAAAAAAAGTGATTACAATAATTGATTCTATTGGATATATAACAACTGGGAACTCTATAATGAATCATTTTATTTCTAAATTTCATGATAGTCATAAATTATCATTATATCGTTTAATAAAAACAAATGAAATAGCAAATATGGCTATTATAAAAGATACCTTGAATAATATAGGAATTGATCTTTTATGTGTAGCAGCACACTATTCAGAAAGATATACAAATTCGGATAATTATTTAAAATATAAAACGGAAAATAGTATTCAAAATTATGTATTATATTTTTCAGAGAATTCTATGGAAAAAATAGTAGATGATTTTGTTAGTCAGTGTATTCAATCAGTAAATAAAAGTTCAAATATAACATGGAAAAATATGCATTATATATGGAAACTCTATTTATCTAGTATTAATATTCCAAATATGGTTTACTCTAATAATTTGCAATGTATTTTATCTAACAAATTGAGTAATACAAATGATAATGGAAATATAGTTTTTATAAATGTTACGAGTAAATATTTACCAAATGTTAGTTCTTTTTTATCATTTTGGGAAAAACATGTTAGTATATCACAGGAAAACAGTGTAGACGAGGAATATGAAATTGATGAATTATCTACATTATATAAGAACTCCGATTTAAAAAATTCCCAGTTGTCAGATACAAATATGATAAAAATGATTTGTCATTATTTTTCACCTCAAGTTGAAATAATTGATAATAAATTTATAACTAACATTAAATGTAATTTATGGTCTAAACATGATGATATAAATGAATTTTTAAATTCATATAAATGTAATGTTTTCGGTAATAAAGATCCTGATTTGTTAGTTTCTTTTGATGATTTATATCAATCATACAAGACATTTTTAAAAGCAAAAGGATTAGTTGAACAAAAATCATTACCTATTGTTTCTAAACATTTCTTTGAGAAATTTTTATCAAATCAATTACAATTATATATTAAATTTGATAAATTTGTTAGTTCGGAATGGTTACAGAATTAAAAAATTACATTGCAGCTCCTAATGCTCCATTTAAAACACTACCTTGACCATTATACATTCCCATTTCACTCATAGCCATATTACTTGGACTAGTAGTTCCTCCCATCATTTTCATATTATTACCTTGACCCATACCCATTGAATTCATAGCCATACTACTAGGACTAGTAGTTCCTCCCATCATTTTCATTCCACGTCCTCGTCCACGACCACGACCACGTCTCTTACCTCCAGCCATTCCTGCTAAAAGTTGAACATTGGCAGATCCTGCATTACCAGCAGTAATTCCTTGTCCAGCAATACCATTACCCATACCATTACCATTCATCATTGTTCCCTCAGAACTAAGGTAAGAAGGGCTCATCATGTATTGTCCGTTCATACCTGATCCACCCATCATTCTACGACCTCGTCTTTTACCTCCAGCCATACCAGCTAAAAGTTGTATATTAGCAGATCCTGCATCACCAACAGTAATTCCTTGTCCAGCAATACCATTACCACTCATTCCATTATACATAGCTGGGCTCATACCATAATTAACTCCAGAATATCCACCCTTCATACTTTTCTTGGACCCCTTACGCATCTTTCTAGATCCCATTTTAACAAATCCAAACATTCCCTTCTTAGTGCCATATCCGGCTTTTACAAGGCGATTTTCTCTTTTAGCGGAAGCATGCTTTGATTTAGATACAATACGTCCATGTTTATTCATCATTAAGTCAGACTTTAAAAGTCCACCAGGAGTTTTTTTTGCTGTTCCATTGAAGACTTGACGTCTTGAGCCGATAGTATGCATTTTACCAGTCATTATAAAATAACTTGAGAAAAAAACTATTTAGAATTATGGCTAAATAATTATATTTAAGATAACGCATTTAAAATTTATTTCTTAATGGTCTTAAAGACCCACCTGGTTGCCCTTCCCAACTTCCTAAGTAATTTAAATTTACTGGTCTGTAAACATTACCAAAAGTTGTTCTTCCTCCTAAAGTTCCGGTTAAAATAGCAGCTATTCGTCTATTTTCAGTTTGACTAGGATCAGTATAACCTTGTTTAATTAGATTGCTGCGAAATGGAAAACAATTACACAAAGTACCTTCAGTAATTTGATCTGCGTTTAAAATATTGTCAGTTATTTGTGACGTATTGAAGGTGTTATAATAAGTCTGTAAATATTGTCTTTGTAATGAAAATTTTAAATTAGATTGATTACCAGGTAAAAAAGTATTCCTAGGAGCCATATATGTATTTATATTATATTCTATATTAAATATTTTATTTGAAATAAAAGTTTTATTTTCAAATAAAATTGAAACAATTTAAATGGAAGAAGATATAATTATATAGTGAAAACATGAGTCTATACTTTGATGTACAACAAAAAACCGATAAACAGCATATATTAGATAATCCAGATACCTACATAGGTTCTGTTGAAACCGTAGATGCAGATCTCTGGATTATGAATGAAACAAATGATAAGATCATAGAAAAAAATATTAGTTATGTTCCTGGTTTATTCAAGTTATTTGATGAAGGTATTGTAAATTGCAGAGATCATGTAATTAGAATGCAAACAAAAATAGATGCTAAAGTAGAAAATTCTTTACCAGTAACATATATTGATATAGCTATACAAGAAGACGGTACTATTGTAATGATCAATGATGGTAATGGTATTGATGTTGTGCAACATCCAGAATATAAAACATGGGTTCCAGAATTAATTTTTGGACATTTAAGAACATCTACAAATTATAACAAAGATGAAAAAAAGATTGTAGGTGGTAAGAATGGCTTTGGATTCAAGTTGGTTTTAATCTGGTCAACATATGGTCAAATAGAAACTGTAGATCATATTAGAGGGTTAAAATATACACAAGAATTTAAAAATAATTTAGACGAAATTTGTCCACCTAAAATTAGTAAAGCAACAAAAGCAAAACCATATACAAAGATTATATTTAAACCAGATTATCAGCGACTAGGGATAGAGGGTTTGACTCCAGACTTAGTTGCATTATTAAAAAAACGTGTTTACGATATTTCAGCTGTTACAGATAAAACCATCAAGGTTAAATACAATTCAGCATTAATTCCTACCAAAAGCTTTGAACATTATATTAATTTGTATATTGGTGATAAAACTGTAAATCCCAGAGTATACGAAGAAGCAAATGATCGCTGGGAATATGCGGTTGGATTAACACCAACAAATGAATTTATTCAAGTATCATTTGTGAATGGAATTTACACATCAAAGGGAGGTAAACATGTAGAATATATTTTAGGTCAAATAACAAGAAAACTTTCTGAATTTATTGAAAAAAAGAAAAAGGTAAAGGTGAATCCAAATACGATCAAGGAACAATTAATTTTGTTTTTAAGATGTGATATTGAGAATCCGGCATTTGATAGTCAAACCAAGGACTTTATGAATACTCCTTCTTCCAAGTTTGGATCTAAGTGCGACGTTAGTGATAAATTTATTGAGAAAATTGCAAAGATGGGTGTAATGGATGCTGCTTTACAATTAACAGAAGTGAAAGAAAATAAGGCTGCAAAAAAGACAGATGGAACTAAGAGTAAATCAATTCGTGGAATTCCAAAGTTAGATGATGCAAATTGGGCTGGAACAGAAAAATCAAAAGATTGTATGATTATCTTTTGTGAAGGAGATTCGGCTAAAACCGGTGTGATATCTGGTCTCAGTTCTGAAGATAGAAACACAATTGGTGTTTATCCATTAAAGGGTAAAGTTATGAATGTAAGAGGTGAGGCCATTAAAAAAGTATCAGAAAATAAAGAGATTGCCGAAATAAAAAAGATTTTAGGATTAGAATCTGGAAAAGATTATGAAACCATTGAAGATGTTCATAAACATCTAAGATATTCAAAAGTGGTATTCATGACTGATCAAGATTTAGATGGGTCACACATTAAAGGATTGTGTATTAATCTATTTCAAAATGAATGGTCAAGTTTAACAAAGTTACCGGGATTTATTGGATTTATGAATACACCTATTTTAAAGGCAAAGAAGGGATCAACAGAATTAAAGTTTTATAATGAAGGTGAATATGAAGAATGGAAAACACAAAATGATTCAAAAGGATGGACAATAAAATATTACAAAGGATTAGGTACATCCACAAAAACTGAATTTCGTGAATATTTTGAAGAAAAGAAATTTGTTGGATTTGAACATACAGGTCAACAAAGTGATAATGCAATTGATATGGTGTTTAATAAAAAACGTGCAGATGATAGAAAAACATGGTTGGAAACAGTATATAATAGAGATAGCTTTGCTGACACTCGCAAGCAAATGATTCCTTATGAAGAATTTATTAATAAAGAATTAATTCATTTCTCAAAATATGATTGTGACAGAAATATTCCCAACTTGATGGATGGATTAAAAATAAGTTTGAGAAAAATATTATATAGTGCGTTTAAAAAGCGTTTATCATCAGAAATAAAAGTAGCTCAATTTTCAGGATATGTGTCAGAACAATCATGTTATCATCATGGCGAAGAAAGTTTAAATAAAGCAATTGTTGGAATGGCTCAGAATTTTATTGGTTCAAATAATATTAATGTGTTATTTCCTTCAGGACAATTTGGATCAAGAATTAAAGGAGGTCAAGACGCATCTTCACCAAGATATATATTTACGAGACTAGAAAAAATTACAAGAATTATCTTTCCAGAACAAGATGATAATATTCTTAGGTATTTGAATGATGATGGAACACCGGTTGAACCCCAATTTTATGTGCCGATTATTCCCATGGTTTTAGTCAATGGTTCAAAGGGAATCGGAACAGGTTTTAGCACAGAAATAATGTGTTATAATCCGTTACAAATTATTAATTATTTAAAAAATAAATTGCAGACAATAGAAACTGATGGAACAGAGTTTATGCCATATTATGAAGGATTTACAGGATCAATTACAAAGATTGGTGACAATAAATTTATGTTTAAAGGAAAATATGAGGTAATAGATCAGGATAAAATAAAAGTAATAGAATTACCAGTTGGATATTGGACGGAGGATTTTAAAGAATTATTGAATGACCTGCAAAATGATAAGGATAAAGATGGAAAGAAAGTAGCTCCTTTAATAAAAGATGTTTATGAAAATTATACAGACACTACAGTTGAATTTGTGATAACATTTGCAAAAGGAAAACTTCAAGAATTAGAGTCAAATAAAGGTGAACATGGATGTAATGGATTAGAAAAATTATTAAAATTATATAATACCAGTTCTACTACAAATATGAATCTATTTAATGCGGACGATAAATTGAAAAAGTATGATACGGTGAATGAAATCATTGATGATTATTATAGTATTCGTTTGAATTATTATGATGATAGAAAAGATAACTTGATAGAAAATTTAGAAAGAGAACTACTTATCCTATCAAATAAAGCAAAATATATTAAAGAAGTATTAGACGGAACAATTGATCTTAGAAAAAAGAAGAAGCAAGAAATCATGGATATGCTTTGGAAAAAAAACTATGATACAATAGACGAAGATCTAGAATTTAAATATTTAGTAAAAATGCCTATGGATTCAGTATCAGAAGAAAATGTAGAAAAGTTATTAAAAGAACATGGAATAAAGAATGCTGAATTAGAGCAAGTAAAATCAACAACTATTCAAGAAATGTGGTTATCAGAGCTTTCAGTTTTAGAGCAAGAATATACAATTTACAAGAAAGACAGAAAAGAGGCCCAACAAGGAGATGTAAAGACAAGTGGTAAAAAAAAGATGGCAACAAAGATTGTGAAGAAAGCAGTAAAAAAATCAGTATTAATTGAAGAAGATATTTAAATATAATTTTGTAAATATTCTTTAAGTTGTTTTAATTGGTTTAATATATAATTAAAATCTTATTTATTTATTTTTATTTTTATTCAAGAATTACATTTCCGCCGCCGAATCCTACTACGAGAGCTTCAAATAATAACATGTATTGTTTACCTGTAAACGACTTGTATCCTCTTGATAACAAGAGTCCTTCATGCCATCGTACTTGTCTAATTTTATCATTTGCATCTGTTCCAAGTCGCGGATCTTTTTTCCATTGATCTTCAGGAATTTTTATTTTAAATCCTCCTTCTGCTCTATCAAGTTCTTCCAAGTCTCCTTCATCTAGATCTTTATTTTTATTATAATGGGCTAATGTGGCTTCCATTTGTTCCCTAGTAAAACGATCAATTAAAACTCGGATTGGCATCTTTGCTATGTAATATTATATTGAAATTATATTAGTATAAAATAATTTCAATTTTTTTTCACTAAAACTTAAATACTGTCTTGTAACGATCATTGTCATCTAATTTTGTTCGCTCACCTAAAAAATCAAAATACTTTTTTGATAATCTATACTGCTCTAATTTTTTTTGCTTTAATACCTCCAAACGAACTTTCATAATCATTCCTACTTGCCATATTCGTTTATGTGTATATTTTTTTTTCTTATATAATTTTTCTAGTTTATCTATAGTATTTTTAACATCTTGAATGGTTGTATATTTAATTGGAATAGTATCTTTAGGATTTTTATCTATATAAACATCAAATGATTTCTTTGGATTATTAGGATTATATAAAAATTGTTTATTTATTCTTTTTTTCGTTTTTGACATGTTTTTATTTATTCTTTTATTTATTGATTTCATAATATATATAAATAAAATAGTTTAAATCAAATCTAAAACCATTTGGGCATTAAATAATTATTCTTATCTTTTTGAGTTTCAACAACAGGATTTGATAATGGAACTACCAATGTACTAACATCATAAAGATATTTCATATAAGATTGAGCTTCGGAATAAACATGATATATACAATAATCTAATACAATTTGATTTAATTGTTTAATTTGACCAGATATGTTAGTTGGTTGATTTGCAGAATGCTGTAAATATACACTTCTCATTATAATTTTTAAAGTATCACAATCTTGGGTGGCAACTAAATATTGTCCATTTGATTTATCAAAAACTCCCGATCGGATTCCATTTTGTACAATTTGTATATTTTCTTTAGAGAAATATGCTTTAGATAATTCAGTTTCATTCCATTGACCTAATGTGGGTTCCCTAAATGTAGCACATTGATTTGCAGGAATTTTATCATACATTGCAAATAATTTGGATATATCAGGCGATTCGGTATTATTCATTATATTTACTCTACCATTTGAACTTTTAGAACTATTCATATTATAATACATCCATAAAAAAAATATATATTTATTTTATATAGTAATGAGTTTTCAAAAAATAATATTAATGATAGCAATTATTTTATTAATAATCATATTAGTTATAATTGGTATAGCATTATCTAAAGCATCAGATTCAGAAATATGGCCTCCTCTTGTAGGTGCTTGTCCTGATTATTGGGTGGATTTATCAGGTAATGGTGATGCATGTTTTAATTCAAAAAGTTTAGGAAGATGCAATGTACCAACTAGTGGAGACAAAGGTACAATGAATTTTAATCAAGCACCATTCAACAGTGAAACTGGAAATTGTTCTAAATATAATTGGGCTACTGCATGCCAAGTTACATGGGACGGTATAACGTCTGGTGTTCCAAATCCATGCAATACAACTACAACTACATCTACATAATTAAATAATATATATTTATAAAAACATTTATAAATATATTCACAGTAATATTTATAATGACTTTTTTGAATAAACCAGAAGAATTATTAAAAAATATAAATAAATTACCAGAAGATGTAACTCATATAATTCAGTCTTATATTCCGAAAATAGTATCAATATTTTTAACAAGAAAATCATATTTAGAAAATCATGTAATAGTAAAAAAATATATAAATAAAAGAAATATTGAAAACTACATACGATGTATGATTAGACAAGATAATGATTTTGTATTTAATCAATTACTAAAAGAAAATCATAAAAGATGGATAAATATGAAGAAATGTTATTATAAAAATTGCATATATTCAAATTATATAAATTTTTTAGAATCTTATGCAATTGATAATGAATCAACAAAGTGCAGAAAAACAATCGTGGAATTATTTCAGGAACTAGGTTTGAGTAAAAATCAACATAAAAAGAATGTAAGTAAATATATAAGATGGAAAACTTAAATATAAATAATATATTGAATCGTGATGAAGAAGCAAACAATATAAAAAATATTTTAAAAGATTTTGAACAAAATAAACATAATTTAACTACAAAAAAAGGTAATTATATATATGGTGATCCAGGAACAGGTAAAACTACATTTGTAACTAATATTTTAAAAGAATTAAATTATGATATTATAAAATATGATGCAGGTGATATAAGAAATAAGTCAATAATTGATACAATTACAAAGCATAATATGTCGGACAAAAATATAATGAGCATGTTTTATAAAAAAATACAACGTATAGCTATAATTATGGATGAAATAGATGGAATGAATAATGGTGATAAAGGAGGAATAAATTCTTTAATAAAAATTATTAGACCAAAAAAAACAAAAAAACAACGATTGGAAGAAATTACATTGAATCCAATAATATGCATAGGAAATTATCATATTGATAAAAAAATTAAAGAACTAATGAAAGTATGTCATGTTATAGAATTGAAATCTCCCTCAAAACTACAAATGAATAATTTGGTAAATATAATGTTACCTAATTTAGATGACACTATAAAAATAAATATAATAAATTTTATTCAAGGAGATTTAAGAAAATTAGGATCTATTTTTGAATTATATAAAAATAAACAAAATATATTAAATACTAATATAATTCAAAATATATTTTTAATGAAATCATATAATGACGATACAAGAAAAATTACAAATAAATTAATTAATAATAATTTTTTAATTGAAGATCATTTAACAATTATGAATGAAACAGATAGAACAATTGTAGGATTATTATGGCATGAAAATATAATAGATGTACTAACAAAAATGAAAAAAGAAGATTCTGTTCCTTTTTATTTATCTATATTAGATAATATGTGTTTTGCAGATTATATTGATAGAATAACTTTTCAAAAGCAAATTTGGCAGTTCAACGAAATGAGTTCATTAATTAAAACATTTAAAAACAATAAATTATATCACGAAACTTTTTCCAAAAAACAAAAATTCAATCCTCCTGAAGTTAGATTTACCAAAGTATTAACAAAATATTCTACAGAATATAATAATTCAATATTTATTCAAAATTTATGTCAAGAATTATCCATGGATAAGAATGATATGTTTGCATTTTTTTTAGATTTAAAAAATAAATACAATGATAATGATATAGTTTTATTATTTGAGAATTATGATATATCAAAATTAGATATTAATAGAATTTATAGATATTTGGAAAAATATACAAAAGAAAATGCAGCTGAAACAGAAGATATTGTATTAGAAGAAGAATCAGATGATTAAGTATTTGTATTTTTGCAATTAAATATTGAATTAATTACAAAAATTTATATAAATTATAAGAAACCAAAACTATAAGAAACCAAAACTATAAGAAACCAAAAATTTTTACACTAAATTCTGTCTAGCCAAGAAATTCTTTTCATACCATTTTTCTTTAATAGTTTGTTTTAAGATAATAAATTGATGATTTTCATATTGTTCTGGACTATCATAAAACAAAAATAGAGGATCCTTTCTACCAAAAAGACCAGTAGAATCATTTACAACAAAAAACAAATCTTCATTTTTACTACCAACTAAATATGGAGTATATTGTCCTGTAACTGCATTTCTAATTCTTGAACCCATTTGACCTGATCCATAAGATTTTATAGTTATTTTTTTGTAAAATTTTCCATCTGACCATGTATTGTTAAATGCTTTCGTAACCTTTTGAAAATTAGGATCTAATTTTTCACTTTCTGCTATTGCGTTTTTCTTTAATTTTGCATCATCAGATCTATCATCATCAACGGCAGGGTAATATTGGTCTTCATATGTCATTATAACTGTTTATACACTTTAATAATAATTTCTCTTTATATTATTTTAAATAATATATTGAATAATTTATAACTTTGTAGATTTAATAATAGATAGATCTTGAGTTAGTTCTTTTATTTTTTTAAATAGTTCGTTTATTAAATAATTTTTTTCTTCTATTTTTTTTTCATATTGCTTAATTATATCTTCTATATTTTTGGGTTGACTTTGTTTATGAAATGTGGATAATATTTTTTGTTGTGCTTCCAACATTTTATTATGATCTTCAATTCTTTTAGATCTTTCAATTTCTATATTTTTTATTTGTTCTAATAATTTTGGTTTATGTTCTGGTTTTCCTGGTTCATAAGATTCTAATAATGTATTCATATCATACATATAAAATTGTTTTAAAACTGGATCTTTAATAAAATCATCAACTTTATATTTGGATAAAATTGTTTTTGATATTTCGGTATTTTCTAAAAGTTTTTCTTTGTTTAAAGAATTATGTTTATGTGAAAATACTAATATTGATTTTAAGCTATTTAATTGAACTAAGGGAATAGTATATCCTTTTGTAAATTTATGTTCTTCGGCAAATGCTTTTTCATCATCATATGACGTTTGTTTTAATAATTCTTTTTTAAATGCAAATGTGGCAGCAGTAGAATGAAATGTGGAATATGGACCACACTGATACATTGTATTTCTTGTTTCAAAGTAAATATGCATTTCGGAAGATCCAGCAATTAAAAAGGTAGGATTTTGTTGTAATGTCTCAACTGCATGAGAGATTCTTTCTGGTGGATAATAATCGTCATCGTCCATATAAATAATTATATCTCCTGAACATTTTTCATGCATTAAATTTCGCTTCTTTCCTAACAACATTTTTTCTTCATAATAAAAATATTTCACTTGTGAAATTGATTCTACTAAATCTTTTATAGGATCAGTTCCATCATCAATTATAATCCATTCAATCCTATCCTTAGGATAAGTTTGATGTTCAAAACATTTAATCATATATGGAATAAAAGGACGGCGATTAAATGTAGGAGTGCAAATACTAACAAAAGGAAATTCTTTTTGTTGTTTTTTATTCTTATTTTTATTTTTCATTTCTTAAATTAAAATTAGTATTTATATTTAAATTGTTTATTAAACCAATCTAATTTTATATTTGTCGGAAGAATAAGTAGTAGTATTTATTTGTTTACTAATATTTTTTTTTCCTCCTTTTTGATTTATACCAGCTCTATTTTTAAGTTTATTTGTCCAACTAAATTTATCATCAACTCCTACTTGATCTTCTTCAGGAATAGGAGGACAAACTTCTGGGGTTTTAGGTACTTTTTGTGATCTCTTACTAGGTCTAAATGTTAGATCATCATCATGCATTGGTATAGGATTTTTGTAAAAACCAATAAAGTATAAAATAATAATTGCAATTAAAATTCCAACAAGATAAGATGATCCTAAATAAGTATTTCCATTAGTTATTAAACTTAAACTAGCCAAAACAAAAAATAAGAATTTTTTATAAACAAATGTAGAAGTAATAAAATTAATAACACCTTGATTTTCTAAAACTGGTTTATCACCATCTGTTGTATCAATTAATTTATATTTTGCAGTTAATGGGCTAATTAATGCATATAATGTAAAAATAATAGGAGTAACAAAGGTGGAGATAATACAAATAGCACATCCAAGAAACATAAAAAATAAAAACTGGAAAAACCCATTCATAGAAAATAAATCAAATTTAGACCAAACTACTTCTTTTTCGCTACCTGTTTTACCTCGGAATAATTCTCCTACTTTTACCACATGATATAATATACTTAACCCATTTGAAAATAAAAATAAAACAATCCAGATTAAAGGTCCAAAAAATGCATATACTAACATAATGATAGATTCAGGTAGTATTTGTCCTAAACCACCAAAAACAAAATTCATAAACATAAAATTTTTAGCCACAATATTATCATATACTTTTGAAAAATAAAGTGCATAACTACTTAAAAATCCTCCATTAGGATTTGCCCATGATTTTAAAGCACAAATAAAACTTTTTACAAAACTATCTAAATATTCTTCGGAATTAAAAATAGCAGTTTGTGCTGTAGTTTTTTCGGGAGGAGAAAAAAAATGTGGTCTCATTATATTCATTGGAATTTGAATATTAGCACTTACATTTTCACCAATCAGATCAGAATATGGTGCATAATCTACACTGTCGGGTAATATAGTTGATTGTGCGACCTTTGTTGTATATAAACCAAGTCCACCTATAATAAATATACTAACTCCTATAGTAAATATTATACTATAAATATAATTAAATACAAATGCTTTAAAATCTGGTTGAGTTGAAGTTGATCCAGTATCATCAGTTTTTTTGTCATCAATTGAGCTAGTTGTTTCTGTTGTAGACATTAATTATAATAAATATATATTAAATTTTGTAAATAAAAATAATATAGATATACTTCTAATATTATAATACAAAGGACTTATATGAAAGAATTTATAACCAAAGAATTTATAACAAAAGAACTAGATTTTAATGATGTATTTATCTTACCTCGGCCTAGTATGCTATCATCTCGTAACGAAGTAAATTTAGAGAGAAGTATAAGTTTTTCAAATACATTTGATGATAATTATAATGATAATGATTGTAATAGTGATAATAATAATAAAATTTCATGGACAGGAATACCAATAATTGCTGCTAATATGGATACAACAGGAACATTTGAAGTTTATAATAGTTTAAAAAAATTTAAAATGTTAACTGCATTAAATAAATTTTATACTGTTCAAGACTATATTAATACAGCAAATTCAGGAATAGAATTAGATCCGGAGTATTTTATGGTTACGACTGGAATAACAGAGGAAAATTTTAAAAATTTAAAAGAAATAGTAACATATACTCGTTGCAAATGGATTTGTATTGATGTTGCTAATGGTTATATGGAATGTTTTGTTAATTTTTGTAAAAAAATTAGATTTTTATATCCAAATAAGATTATTGTAGCAGGTAATGTTGTAACGGAAGAAATGGTAAATATTTTAGTCTGTGAAGCAGGAGTAAACGTTGTAAAAGTTGGTATTGGATCAGGAAGTGCTTGTTTAACAAGACGCCAAACAGGAGTTGGCCGACCACAATTACATGCCATTAAAGAATGTAGTGAGGCATGTAAAGCATTAAAAAAATTAGGATATGAGGCTTATATTATTTCAGATGGAGGAATAAAATATCCTGGAGATATGGCAAAAGCATTTGGTGCGGGAGCGGATTTTGTAATGGCAGGTGGTATTTTTGCGGGTCATGATGAAAATCCAGGAGAATTGGTGGAAGAAGATGGGAAACAGTATAAGTTATTTTATGGAATGAGTTCAAAACATGCAATGGAAAAATATTTTGGAAAAATGGAAAAATATAGATCATCGGAAGGTGATATATTAAAAATAGAATACAAAGGTAAACTAGAAAATACAATTCAAGATTTTTTAGGAGGTTTAAGAAGTACAGCAACATACATTGGTGCAAAAAATATTGAAGAATTTTCTGATAAAACGGTTTTTGTTGGTGTGTAAAATAAAAATATTGTTGTATATATAATGAATTATAAAAACATAATTATATATACAATAGGTTGCTTATTACTTTTTTGGATAGTAATAAAATGGGGAATGAGTTTAGTTCAACCCCGAATATGTTTAAAAGAAGGGTTAACTGATTTTGAAAGATATTCTGAAAAGGTGGTTCCTTATCCTAAAGATGCAGTTATAAATTACAACGATTTAAATTCTCCATTGTATAGTCATACAGTAAATTTGCCTTTTAATAGTCCTTATAGTTGTCAAAATTTTTGTGGTCCTAAAGCTCAATGTGCAATAACAAGAGAACAATGTTCTACAGATATTGATTGTTTTGGTTGCCAACCCCCAAATAAACCAATGCCGGCATATATAACGGCTGAAGTTCAACCTTATGATGACGGGGGTAAATTAACTCAAAATCAAGGATTGAATTATAGCTCATTAACGACTGGATTTGATAATCATAAAATGGATTTTGCAGAGGCATCTCCAGGATCTGAAAATGTAATTTTACAACAACCATATCAAGGGGAAGACAGATGGATGAAATCATTTAATGATGGTTTAGCATTATATAATAAAAAAAGAAAATCACATGATGACTATAGTGAAGGTCGTTTTCAAGGTGGTATACAACAAGGATTAGGAGATACAACTACACAAAATTTTAGTCCGAATTATCCGACAACAGTTTCTGCAACAGGATTATTCTATGAGACAACTCCACCGGCTTCCAATTCTTCTCTTTAAGTTAAAAAATAATATATATATTTGACCACATTCTCTTTAAGTTAAAAAATAATATATATAATTTCTACCAACTCAAAATTAACTTTTGACAGCACTCTGAATATGTTTTGTGTATATTAATATCCGGAAACGTTATTAATAGTTTATTCTCTATTTCTGCTTCTACAGTATCTTCAATTTCAGTAGCATTCAAATTAAATTGAATTATACGCCGCTTTGCTAAATTTATATTTGTTAATGTAGGTTCTTCAAATTGGAGATCTCTTTGGGGAACATAAAGAATTATTGTATTTAGATCTATATTTCCTATACATAAACCTTTGCCAGTTCTTTGGACTGATTCCATAATTTCATTAAATTTATTCATGTATTTATTTAATGAGGATATAATGTAATTTTTTTTATTATAAATCATTAATTCATATTGTTTATGCGTATGAACTATAATATCTCTCTCTGAAATGGGAATTGGTGAACCAAATAATTGACACATTTGTTTATCATTATTATAAACATATGAATCTCCACAAGAATGTATATGCTGATAACAACTCAAGCTAATGGTATAGCTAATAACAGAGTCTTGTCCGCTTGCCAAAAGAACATTCTTATATATGTTATTCCAATGTTCCCTAATTAGCGTATCAATTATATTTGCCCTAATGATCGTCTTTACTTCTTGACCCATACCACGCAAATTCTGTTTTGTTATCATTGGGTAATCATTTTCAGTCTCGGGAATTACATTTTGAAATGGAATGCCTTTATATAAAGAAATATAATTATGCAAATAGCATAAATTAATAATTACTGAAGTAACTAACAAATATTTGACAAAATTCATTTTACAACTGTATTTATATTTGTTTTTAATTGGTATTTTTAAAACCAAATCAATTTTATTATAAATAATAACGGATAAATAAAGTTTATGTCGCATACATCAAACCCACATTTCCTCCAATAAAATTAACTACGTTTATTCTTTCTTCAAACAAATACATATCAAAATTATAATCATAAATACGCCATGTTGGCTTATTGACACCAATAATATTACCTGTTTCTGGATCACATATTGTCAAACTTTGTGCCAATGGATCTAGTGGTGGAATAATCGTTGTAAATTCTAATTCAATTTGATTATATCTACTCATATTCATTGCACCTGATGGTTGTAAATCAGCATTATTCGTATGAATGCAAAAATTATAACAATATAATCCATCAGGTGCATTTCCTGATGTTCTTAAATATTTTTCTATATAATTAAATACACCAGCAGGTTGAATATTTTCTCTATAAGATCCGTCCAATAGGATACCTAATGCTATTAAAATGTATTTTTCATTTTGAGGATTATATGTTGGATTAATAAGCAATCCTGTTAAAGTTCCATCTGGATTTACACCTGGTCCTATATTTACAGATATAAGCGTACCAGCATTAGATCTATAAATTGTATAATTACCATCAGTTGGTCCTTGTAAACAATTAACTGGAAGATAATTATATGGCCAATTTGTATAATTTGACCATTCGTTTCTTAAATTAGCATCACTTCTTTGAAAATAAAATAACCAATCTACGACCATTCCTAAAGAATCTAATTCAACTTTATTAGGCCCAGTTACATTAGGAAAAAGACGCTCATGAACCTGTTTAATTAAGTATTTTTGCTCTTGTATTGCAAATAAACGTTCCTCTTCATTTGATAAAAAACAATAAGTGCAATTCAAATGAATATCTGCATTCCACAATGTTCTTTGATCTGAATATGAATCAATTGTAACTGCAATATCTGGTGGAGGTTGGATAAATCTAAAAAATTGCATATACCATGAATTAAAATTAGGAGCAATATATGGATAATTATTTGTAGCATCAAATACATCACGAATAACAAATAATTCATTTAATGGACGAAATGTTACATTAATATGTAATTCATTGTATTGAAGAGATGTTAATGGAAAAGCCATTTGTGATTTTAAACCAAACCAACCATTTAACGGAATATATAAAATTCTTCCTCTTATTGATGGCTCCGGACCAGCTAAATCACCAGTATAAAATGCATTTGGATAAGAATTGACACGTGAATTAGAATTAGCTGGGTCGTTTAGCTCAGGAATATTTCCAGTCATAATATCAAATAAAGCCTTTTTTTCTGCAGAAAAATCACGTTGAACAGAGGCTAATAAATAATTACCAGAAAATTCTTGCAATGTATAATTTCCACAGGTTATTTGTATTTTAGAAATCATTTTTGCACCTATATTTTCTATCCATTTAAATTCATAAGGTGCCCATTGTTCTATGTTACCTAAACCTTGTGCTGTAGTATCAGGTGTAATTTGTTGTGGAGGTAAAATGGGACTCCAAATACTTGGTAAAACTACTGATATATAACTATCCATTAATAAATCTGCATAACGAGGAATCTTAAACGTAAAAGTTGATTCTTCTGATAAACGTAATGTTTTGGATCCCTCATAATCAACCCTAAATTTCTGAAGGCCAAAGTTAGTATATTGGTGATATGTTGATTTAAAAAATGATTTACTTGGGTTTCCATTTAGAATTATATTTTGTTGTCCTTGAGACACAAGCTGCATTAATCCGCCCGCCATTTTTATATAAGTATAATAATATATTTAATTCTTTATTCATCATAATATAATTTATTATTTCTAAATAGTTTTTTACTCCCAACTTTTAGAGTAATATCATTATTCTGTATAAATTAAATCAAATAATATATTCTTTGTCTCTATATAATATAATATGGCTGATATTGGAGGAAATTCCGCACAAAAAATGAGAGAAGCTTTAACATCTGGTGTCCAAAATGTTGCACAAATGAAAGAAACTACAGCAATAATATTAATTAGTGTTATTACTCTTATTATTATAATTATTGCATTTTTATATTATTTTTATTATATTCGATTAAGAGGTACTGAATGTAGTTTAATGGATAGTATATATGGTACATTAAATGGAAAAATCAAATCAATAGATGGTTCCGATCAATTTAATTATCCATTTAGAGATTATTACATAAAAACAGCCTATAATTGTTGTAGTGGTGGAAATTACAAAAATGATTTTGTTGATACATGTGTTTTAAAAGATTTATTAAAACAAGGTGTAAGAGGATTAGATTTTGAAATATTTTCTATTGATGATCAACCTGTTGTAGCAACTTCAACAAGTGATAGTTTTTATATTAAAGAAACTTTTAATTATATTAATTTTGTAGATGTAATGAATATTATTCGGGATTATGCATTTTCAACTGGAACAGCACCTAATGCACAAGACCCAATTATTCTCCATTTCCGAATTAAAAGCTCAAATCAAACAATGTATCAAAATTTTGCAAAACTTTTAGAAAATTATGATCAAATATTATTAAATAAAGATTATGATTTTGAAAACTACGGTAAAAATTTTGGAACTGTTCCAATAAGACAATTACTTGGAAAAGTAATTATTATTGTGGATAGAACAAACACTGCTTTCTTGGAATGCCAAGAATTTTATGAATTTGTTAATATGACTAGTAATTCAGTTTTTATGAGGGCTCTTCACTATTATGATATAGCATATAGTCCGGATATGAATGAATTAATTGAATTTAATAAACAAAATATGACTATTGGAATGCCTGATAAAGGAGAAAATCCACCTAATCCAAGTGCTGTAGTAATGAGAGAAACAGGTTGTCAGCTACTCGCTATGAGATATCAACAAATAGACGTAAATGTAGAAGAAAATGATATATTCTTTGATGATAGTGGTTATGCATTTGTTTTAAAACCCGAGAATTTGCGTTATATACCAGTTACTATTCCTTTGCCACCCCAACAAAATCCTGCGTTATCTTATGCCCCAAGATCAGTTCAATCTGACTTTTACAAATTTACTATCTAAACTACCCTTTTTTAAAGGTAGTGCCAAATATATTAATTTATTAAATTGTCTTTAAGTAATTTAATAAATTGATTCTTTGATTCATTAATTTAAGCCATATTAGAAAATTATATTAGTAATATATAAATGAAAAAAGAAAATATATGTAACGGATTAACATTTAGTGATTGCGAATTAGCAATATTAAGATCCGCAGTTGATAAAGCTGAAGAACGTCAGGGAAGAAAAACTGCTACATCTCCAGAAATTAAACGCATTATTGGTATTGTAGAAAATTTTATTAGGAAAAAACAGCTTATATGTTATGGCGGAACAGCCATTAATAATATTTTACCTAAACAAGATCAATTTTATAATAAAGATGTAGAAATTCCTGATTATGATTTTTATAGTGCAAATGCTCTTAATGATGCAAAAGAACTAACAGATATTTATGTTTCAAATGGATTTGTAGAAGTAGAAGCAAAAGCCGGTCAACATCATGGAACATTTAAAGTATTTGTTAATTTTATTCCTGTAGCCGATATTACATCCTTGCCTAAAGATTTATATAATTCTATTAAAAAAGAATCAATAAGAGTTGCCGGTATTTTATATGCACCTGCTAATCTTCTTCGTATGGGAATGTATTTAGAATTATCACGACCTGCTGGAGATGTAAGTCGATGGGAAAAAGTTTTAAAACGATTAACACTTTTAAATAAACATTATCCTCTTTTAGGTAAACAATGTGCTCAAATTGAGTTTCAAAGATCAATGGCTGATACAAAAGGTGCCGAACAAATATATGAAAACGTACAACGTACTTTCATGGATCAAGGTGTCGTTTTTTTTGGTGGTTATGCTTTATCTATGTATTCTCAATACATGCCTATAAATTTGAGACATAAATTACTAAAAATACCTGATTTTGATGTTTTATCAGAAGACGCTATACTTACAGCTCAAATAGTTAAAGAACGACTTGCTGATATTAATGTAAAAAATGTTAAAATTATTGAACGTCCTGGTATTGGAGAAATTATTGCTCCTCATTATGAAATTAAAGTTGGGAATGATACTGTGGCATTTATTTATCAACCACTTGCATGTCACAGCTATAATATTGTTAAACATGATGGTTATGATACCAAGATTGCTACTATAGATACGATGCTAAGTTTTTATTTAGCTTTTTTATATGCAAATCGTCCTTATTATGATAAAGATCGTATTTTATGTATGGCAACTTATCTATTTCAAGCACAAGAAAAAAATAGATTAGCACAAAAAGGACTCTTAAGACGTTTTAGTATTAATTGTATTGGACATCAAGAAACAGTGGAAGAAATGCGTGCAGAAAAGGCCGAGAAATATACTGAATTAAAAGGATTAAGGGGAAAACCTGAATATGATGAATGGTTTTTACGATATCGTCCAGTTGATAAAAAGGATGAAAAGATAAAAGAAAAAGAATCTACTAACAAAACTAAAAGGGCTAAAAAACGTAAGTCTAAAACTAAAAAAAGGAAGGGATTATTTTTTTAAATATGCTGATTTTGTCCTAGTCGTTCAAGGAATTTTTCCTTATCTCCCTCTTCATTCATATAAATATTTATTATTTCAGCTGGCGAATAAAAATTATTATTAATTTTTAATAACTTTTCATTATCTAAATCTATTTCTTCTTTAAATAAATGTATATACATTTCTTTTATTATTTCATTTGATGCATATGATAATTCTAGTGTTAAATCAATTCTTCCAGGTCTAATTAATGCAGGATCTAAATCACAGTAATGATTTGAGGAAATAATCATTATTCTTCCTGGTGTTTCACGAATACCATCCCATAAATTTAAAATATCATCTAGAGTAATTGGATCATCATCAGGTAATTTAGGCAATTGACAATATTTTTCCGTTTTTTCTGTAGATGCTATAGTTTCTAATAAATCACCCATATTAATTTTAGAATTGGTTGTTAATTCTTGAAAATTTAACTTCTTTCCTAGACCAGTTGTAGAATTATTTTTCTTCTTTTCTCTATCTAAAACAATATCTCCAATACAGTCAATATCTTCAAAAACAATAATTTTTTTATCAAAAGAAATACTTCCTTTTTTATTATCAGTATTATATCTTTCTTCAAAAAATATACTATCTAGCTGTCTTTTTGTTTTTATTAATTTTAATGATATTGTTATAACATGACGTCCAGTATAATTTGCTATAGCTTTTATTAATGATGTTTTACCTGTTCCTGGTGGCCCACTCATTCCAATACCTAAAGAATAGGGTATTCCCTTTTCATAATACCATTCTTTATTTTTTAAAAAAAAGTCTATCTTACTAATTACATTATTTTTTCCAGAAAAAAATAAATTACGAAATGTTCTTGTACTTGAAAATATGGTTTCATCCCACATTTCTGAAATATTATCTTCATATTTTGTTTTTATCAAGGTATAAATAAATTTTTTATTTTCTCTTAGATCCTCAATAGAAGATAAATAATTAATAGTTAACATTTCTACATAATCTTTTATTTGTTTTACACTACTTTTATAAGAAAACAATTCAATTCGTATTTTTTCAATTTTACTGGATGTTTTAGTTTTTTTATTTTGATCTTTATCATCAATTTCTTGAGATTCTGAATTAATAGTTGTATATGCATAAATTTCTAATTCTTTTGAAATTAAAAACTTTTCATTCTGAATAACCATATAAATTCCCAAATCTCGTTTTTCTTTACCAGAAAAAATTCTGGATGGATTTGTAAAACTATATTCTTTAATATATTTTATTGTTGTATTTTCTTCTATATTATCAATTATATGAGTCCATAATGCTTTGAATCTATCACTAAATGCACTTGTATTATTTATTTTACTGTCATAAAAATTGGTACATGAAGAAATTTTACCTTCATATTCAATAGTATTTTTTGTATTAAATAAATTAAAGATATTATAAAACATCATATTTTTAATACTAATATGTTGAATTATATTATCATTCATAAATTGAAATCCATATGTTATAAACATTAAAACAAATGTAGTTATCATTGTGTCAATAATAGTATTACCAGTTTTAAATTTATCAAAAATAACCATATTAAAAATATTTCCTGATAACATTTTTATTTGTGAATTCATATCATAAATGCCAAACATAATTTAATTTAATCAATAAATTATATTTAAATAATTATTATATATCTTTAAAAATTTTATATCTTTAAAAAATTGTATTATAAATTCAAACCTAATCCTATTTTAAAATAATCCCAAAATGGTTTTTTATTTTTAATATTACAAATACTAACATCTGTTAATACATCAAATATTGTTAAATTTTTTGATTTATTTATTTTTAAACTATCTTTTAATTCACCACTGTAAGCAATAAAACCTATGATCAATAAACCCATAATTATATAAAAAAATATATATTCTATTTTATTAACTAATTTAAAATCACTTTTATTAACAGGGAACAATTTTAATTTAAATGGCCAATTTATAGTTATCCAATATTGATTTTCACTATATAATTGTTTATCTTTTTCGTTATTTATACTGCTACCTCCTTCTAAATAAAAATCTTTATTTAATTCAATAAAATACATTATAAAAATTAAAATTAAAACAATGGTTGAAATAGTCATATCTAAACGCATTAAAAATAAAAATCCTACAAAATATATTATTGAATATAACATTTTTTCAATTGGAGGAGTAAATTCTTTTTTACCAGTATTTGAAACTAATGTAACTAAAAAATAAAATAATAAAAATGATATAAATAATTGTAATGATTTATGAATATTTATAAATCTAATTTGATAACATGTAAATATACTATGACTTATATAGTTACCTACTAATAATAAATAAAAGATAGCAAATGATTTTATTAGATCAGCCTGATTTTCGGATACTTCATTTATAAATTCAATCATTAAATATATTATAAGGTGTTATTAAAATTTACTAAAATTTTTTACAGTTTTTGATAAAGAATAATATATAAAACCAAATAATGCACATGTGAATAATAATCCATTTATATTATAATTTCCATCCGAATGACATAAGATTGGTAAATATTTATACACATTTTTTTTAAAAATTGGTAATTGAAACAAAAAATACAAAATTGCTAATAATAGAGGAGCTTGTAATTCATCATAAATTGAATCAATTGAATTATTTATTTTTTCTTGTTTATAATAATTATCAATATCTTCATCATTTTCTACTATATAATCTCGGTTTGTAGGAGGAGGAACATAATTTACTTGTACATATGGATCTTTTGTTAGTTGTGTAGTAGATAAAGGAATGTCACGACTTGGTAATGATGTAGCTCCTGCTAAACTAGCTTGTTGTAACCCATTTACTATTTGACTAATAGTAGATTGATCCAATGAAACAGAACTTGATATAACGGGTTGTTGAATTTGAGAATTATTTAAACCCATTGTTTCATTTGTAATAATATTAATATTTCCATTTATAGATCCCCCATTTGCAGGATCTGTCGGCAAATCATTTATATTTGTAGTATTTATTTCGGCCATATATTAACTAAAGATTCATCTATTTTTAAATTTACGCAAAAGTAGAATTATAAATTAAATTTTAACTATAGTTTTTGTCTTATCACATTTAACGGCATGTTTTTCCATTTTATAACATTTTTCATCAAAACGATATGTTTGATTGACTATTTCTGTCATTGGTGGAGATGCAATTATTTTACATCGTTTTCCTATACACACTGATCTAAACAAAGTTGCTAATCCTAATCCTAATATTATTGACATCACTATTCTGCCAGTAGTGCTATGAACAAATTTATCCAAATACATTTATATTATACTATTAAAAAATATATTATAATATAATTAATCATATAAGTTTATTAGTTTATTGTTGGATTGGTACAGTTTTTATTGATAATGGATTTATAGGACAGGTAGTTTCCACTGGATCAAATTCAAAGCATTGGTTTGATTTATCTTTATATTGAGTATAAGAATAATTTTTAGGACTAGGATATATATAAACAGTGTTTACCTCTGGACCTAATATATAAATAAAAAATAGTCCAATTGCAAAACTAATTAAAAAAACAGGTAAGGATATATATTTACTGATCATATAATATATATTATATATACTTTATTTATTATTTAAATATAACCTCTTTGGAATGATGATCCAATTTCTTTTTCTAAAAGATCTTCTAATGCATTTCTAAGCATATTATAATTTTTAGGTCCATTTATTTTCTTCGGTCTTATACCATTCACTAATGGCTTATCTAAATCATCTTCCTGACTATAAAATGTTAATTGAATTTTTTTTAGATTTTCATTTTGTTTATTAAATATTCTATTAATTATTTCTGAATTAAATTCATATTGACCATCTTCTAATAATTGAGGAGGTAATGTTGTTTGTTTTGGTAAAAATAATTTACATGGTTTTCCGTTATTTTTGTTATTCATACATTTATTCATAAATTCTTCTAGCCATTCGTGATCACTTAACAATAAATTTTTTAATTTTATTGGAAATCTACTCCATGCTTGATTATATTTTGGATTCTCCCAACTAACAGTATCTCCCTCAATTATAGGGGTTTCTTTTAATTCATTTACCTGAAATTTAATTGGTATATTTAGTGGTATATTTAGTGGTTCCGATTCCTCTAATGCCTCAGTCGCCTCAACTAACTCTAATTTATCAATTAATTTTTTAGATTTAGGTTTAGAGGTAACATTTAATCCAGATTCTGGTGATTTATCAAATTGGCCTTTTTTAACTCCCCTAATAAATTTAATTACTTTATCATCAGAATCAAAAGAAAACTCTTTATCTTGTAATGAATTCTGTCGTTGTATTAATATATATTCACCAGAAGTTTCGTTATATTCCACAAAATTAACTTGGTATTTAAGAGTTTGTATTTCATTTAATTTAGGAAGCATTTCGTCGACATAAAATCTTAGTGCTTGATTTAAAATTAATTCATCATTTTTTTCCATATAATTTTGTATCATTTGTTTAAAAGGAATAACAAATGCTTTACCAAATTCATCAATAGTTTTATTTAATAAATTTATTTTTACAGGATTATGATTTTTTAATATATTGGTTTCAATATTTGCACCAGTATGTTCAGTTTCAAATTTTAAATTATTCGTTAACCGTTCAAATGATGAAATAATATCAGAATTATTATTAAAAAATAAAGCATTATTTTTTTCTTTAATTATTTTTAATTTTATTTTTTCAATATCTTCTAAACCGTTGAAAATAAGAGTATCAAAAGTTTCACGGGATGAATAATTAATTTGTATATCTAGAGGACATGGATCGGAAATATCGCCACATTTTACAATAAATTTTCTCAGTAGTTCATCACTAACTTGAACAATAGAAAATATAGTTCCAACATTTCTTTTACAATTTATACATTCGTGTTTTGGTAATTTAGAAAAATCAACGCGTTTTTCTCTATTAGATTTATCACTTTTAACAATAGGTTTAACATATTTATCATAATAAATACTTTCGTATTTATCTTTTAATCTATAATATTCATTTATAGCTTCAATTGGTGTAAGTTCCTGACTTTCTTCCATTATTATAAATTATACTTATATATTTATTCTATTTGCTTAACTCTATTTGCCTAACTCTTTTTCAATTTTCTAATTGGATTATCATTAATAATATCAAATTCGCTCTCCCAATGAGGTAATCCAGTAATTAACTCTTGTTGAGCTCTAACTTTTGCATCCTGGAAATTTCGTATTTTAGATAAAATATATTGTTTTTTTTCTAATTCCTTTTGTTCTACTTCTTCAGGTGATAATTTACCTTTATATTTATAAAGTAATAATATTCCTAAAATTATAAAAAATCCTAATAATAAACCAATATTAAATAACATATTGTTATGTTTCTCCTTAAATTGATGACATTGTTTTAAAGTTGCATTCAAAAAATACTTTACTCCTGGTTCAGTTAGCATAGGTTTAGAATATTCAGTTGTAAAGTTATTCATTATTAATTACCTTTAAAAAACAAAAAAAAATTATACCAATTATCTATATGGATATCTCTTTACAATCTTTGTTATTTTTTATAATTATAACTATAATATATTTTGCTTTTCCAGGAATAGGTAAGCCTTCCCTAACAGTCGCAGATTTAGAGACAGCTGAATTACAAGCGGATTATCATAGTAAGACAATTAAAAGTCTTGTATTTTATCTAGGAATGGTAGTAGCTAGTCAATTTTTTTTAAATATAGGATATTTAATTGCTAAATGCGGTGGTTCAATTAATAATAATATAGGATCAGCAGCAATTTTTACTTTTATACCATGGATATTAATTTTTGGAGTAATGTTGGCTGTTTTATTAATTTTTCCGGGTTTTAAGGGAGCATTTTCAGATGTAATTGGATATTATATTGTTGCAGGAAAAGCAAATAATATTTTATCATCATTATTAAAAACAACTGATTTTGATGAAGTAATAAAGCATACAAATAATCCAGAAGAAAAAGAAAAGTTAAGCAAAACAGCAGACGCACTAACAAAAATATTGGGAAATAAAGGTATATTGATAAATCAAATGAATCCAGAAAATTTCTTAGATATTTGGAATATGTTAATTCCTTTAATGAAGCCAGATGCTGAATTACCAGCAGATGATAAGACTAAATTCAAACAAGATTTATTAAATATGGTAGTTTTAAAGGATAATATAGGTGAAGGTTTATGGTATATTTATACAGCAATATTAATTTCATCAATTGTATATTATAATTTAGCTACAAGAGGATGTGTTAAAGATGTAAATCAAATAAAAGCAGATCATGATGAGTATATTCAACAACAAGAAGCTGCAGCTGAACAAGAGGCAATAAATAATTCAACTACATATACGATTTCATAAAGTTCTTTAAGTTAAAAAATATAGTATTTAATTTATTCCGTATTCCATTTTCTTTAAGTTAAAAAATATAGTATTTAATTTGTTCCATTTTCCATTTTCTTTAAGTTAAAAAATATAGTATTTAATTTTTAACTTAAACATTTTATCCCTCAATAATATCGCGGATATGTCAAATAATATAAAACTATCACATAACATAATATACCTAAAATTATTGAAAATAACCATACCGGCAAAATTGTCTTGTTTTTATAACCTACTCCAAACTCCCTTAAAGAACCATCTTTATTATATAAAAATGGCGGCTTTAACATTTGCACTATTGTAAATATTATTACAAAAATTATTATTGATACTAAAGTTATATTATTTCTTATAAATGATCTTAACATATATATTATTATTACTTTTTTTTATTACACTTTTACAACTTTATACCTTTTAATCATAATCATCATTGTTTTCTTCTTCTTCCCCCCAGGGATCTCCATCATTATAATCATCTGTCATATTCATATCTAAGGCAACATCTAAATCTATCTCTCTTTGATCATCTATGTCGGCTAATACCTCATCTGTTTCTAAATCTATATCACGATCTGTCACCCTGTTTCTTTTTAACTTATTTTGAATTTCTGCAACCTTTTCTGCCACTTTTTTATCATGATCAAAATTATCTGGATCATATTCCTTTATACCTTTTGATAAACCTATACTATATAATGCACCTAACTTATGATGTTTTAATATTGTATCCACGTTTCTCTCCTCTTCAGACATATCTCTTAATCTATCTGTAAATGAATATTTTTCCGCTTCTTTTAATTTAAATACTCTGTCTTCTACATCGTCATATGACATATTTAGCGTTTTCTTTGTTCGCATCATTATATTTATATAACTTACTAACAATTTTGCTACTTCTTGTTTTAATTTACTAACATCTCCTTCTATAAATTCTTGTTCATCCTCTGAAAATCTTAATTGCTGTTCCGTTAAAAAATCTGCACTAAATGATTCTTCGTCATCCCTTTCTGGAATTACCAACATTCTCGTTACCATCGTTGGATCGGTAGTTAAATTTATATAATCATTTAATACACTCAAAATATAATATTCATACAATAACGTTATTGTTCTCTTTTCAAATACCGAATATATTTCCTTTTCGCCTATTTTTATATTTGTTAGTATAGGCGTTACTTTAGATAATAAATAGATTCCTCTTGTTCTGTTCTTTATTTCATTTAACACATTTATTACTGATATATTACCATAAAACTTTTCCAATGGCTTGTAAAATGTTGAAACCATATCTTTTATATCATTTGCATGATCTCTTGATAATCCCCAATATTTTGGTGGTTCTATTGATTGCATTTTTTGATTTGAAATCATCGTTGGAAATACTACTGCAAATAGATCTATAAAATTTTTAAAGAAATTTACATAATTATACATTGCATCATCCGATATTTTTATATTTATATTTCTTTGGTTTTCATCATATTTCCATATTGTTAGTTCATTCATAAATTTGGTTATGTTTCTCAAATCCAATCCACTAACCTTTCCCTTTATTCTTATGAATTCTAATATTTCTTTTCTCATTAAATCATTTGTTATTCCCAAATAATCCTTTAATGATCTCATTTCTTTTGTATCTACTTCTAGCGGAACATCATAATTTTCACTTAAATTTTCCAATTTTTGAGTTAAAGCTTTAGGCACTGTATCATCATTTATTTCATCCATTAATACCAGTAACTTTCTTAACCCATCAATACAAGATTTATTCTCAGTAAATAATGACATTTTTATTATATTGTTTCTACTCACTATTTGAAATAATTTTACAAATTGCACCTTTGTATAATTTCTACCATCTCTTTTTAATTTTGCTATTTTTTCTTGAATTGTATCCATTTTTTTTAAATAATCAGGTTTATCAACACATACAGCTGCCAAATCTTCTGTTAAAGGAACCGATGATTGAAAATTACATAAACTTATAAATGCATGATATATTGTCTCCTCACTTATTTCATTTGATATTTCAGGAAATGATCTTTTTGTATTAACTTGTGATAACATTATCGCAGCTTCTGTTAGTATTTTTATATCTCTTGTTAACGACGATAGACTTCTTACAATATTATTGTACGTTTCTATATTTCTATCTTCATTTATAAAATATTGCAATGTAGTCATCATGTTATTCCCATTTTCATTACAACATGCATTATCCATAAAAGTTAAACCAGACGACTTTAATAATAAATCCTTTTTCTCTACTAATATTTGAATTGCCTCTTGAATTGCCAAAGAAAATCCTATTATTTTAGAATCTAATACTAACAACTTTTCTAATTGCCTTCCGTTCCCTGTATAAAATTCATTTTGCAATTCTTCTGTAAATCCGTCAGTTACATTTTCTAAATGATGTAAATGAAACCTTCTTAATGGAGGCAAAAAATTTGTCCATTTACCTAAATCATATTCCTCTGGTATATCATCATTGTCTTTATCATATAATAAATATTCTACCTTTTCTTTTATTTTCTGATCTACCTCCGGATATGTCATCAAATTTCTTATTATAAATGATTTTATTGTTGTTGCTATTTTTTCTTCATTTTTTGGCAGCACATTCCAAGGTACAGTTGAAGGATCTCTACTTTTTAAAGCAACACATGCTAAATAATTTAACCCACTATCATCTCCTTCTCCTTCTAATGGAAACCCTGAAAATGAACGAACACATCCTGGTGCTGTTTTTCTCGTTTTTATTGATGGAATACTTGTTTGAATTCCTATTAAAATCATTCCTAGCGTTAAATATAATAATGTTGAACTATAAACTGTTACATAAGAAGGTAACTTCTTTCCCTTTTTAAAAGCTTCCTCTATTCTCTTTTTATAAGCTGCTTCCTTTTCAATTACTTTTACGTCATCCATTAATTCTGTAACTACTTTTATTATAAACATTCTAGATTCTGTTAAATTTATTCCCATATGACTTGATAATACTGATATTATATTAGATACTAGTGTTGCTTCAGTTGACAATTGTTTTCCTTGTTTTTCCTTTTTCTCTCTTTGTTTTTCTATTAATATTTCTCCAACATCTTCTTCTATAATGGATCTGCTTCTATCCACAAAACCATCTTTATAACTTTCTGTAACATCATAATCTATATAACAAATAGGCCACCCACTATGTTCATCAACCCACATATCTCCATCATCTGATAACTTTCCTATATATTGTTTTAATTCATCTAACGTTTCCACGTATTTTTCATTATTCTTTACAAAAGTATTTGCTAATGTTGACACAAATGATGGTAATAATTTTGTATCTGTTTCTTTACAATATAACCACCATACATTTTCCATTTCACCATCATGTATATTTGGCATATCAGGCTGTGCATCACGACAGTATTTTTCTACAAATATTATTATATCTGTTTGTTTTTTAACAAAATCATTTTGACCAATTATCAAATCTCTAAGCTTTATATAAGGTGAAATTACTTGTGATTTTAATTCTTCTGATACTTTTAATCCCAATTCTCGTTGTTGATCATTATATTTATAAAATTGGGTTCGTCTTATTTGTTGTAATTTATCAAATATCTTTTTAAAATAATTCAAATGAATTCTTATTTTTGTATTTAATTCATCTTTTGAAATATTATAATTTTTATCAAATTGATCTAATATTTGCTTCAAAGCATTATTTACTATATTATCTTTTGCTACCATAGTTGATTCACATTTATCTTCACCTTTTTCTGCAGTATTATATAAACAAGATAACTGCATATTACACAATATATCATCATCTTTTATAAATGCCTTTGAATCAATATCTTTATCTAATACCCAAGTATCATTATTTCTTACATAATATTCTAGGGATTCTGGCATGTCATCATTAATAACGTTTACTAACAAAGCATAATCACCTTCCCTTACTTTTTTTGCTTGATTAATTAAAGTTGTTGCCATATATTCAGCGGACTGTTCATCCATATTTCCTTTACTTACAAATTCATTTGTTAGAAAAACTACAAAATCTTCTCCTGATAATTGATCTCTTTGTCGTTTATATTTTTCTTCAATAATATCATAATTGGTTGTATCAAATTCTCTATCAAAAAATATAGGCTTCTCACTGTCTTCCATCATTTTTTCCAAAGAATAATACTTTTTGGCAATAATATACGATGCACATTTATCAGCACTAGAATCTTTCTCTATTATTTCTTTTAATTTATTTTTATCTTTTTCAAAAATACTACTTAGTTCATTTGGATACATCAATTGAATATTTGTTAGTGCAACTGCCGTATTATATAGATTTCCATAATCAGCAACTGTAATCTTTTTCAAAAACTCTGATCCAGAACATGTCATCCCATTTGGATTTTCAAATCCATAATCCTGAAATATTTCTGTTTTTAGTACATGATCAACTAATTCATTATTATTTAATAAATCAAATAATTCATTTTTATATATATATGTTTTTCCTAATTCTTGGATTTGACCACGATTTCCTGCTGATTTAACATATTTTAGAGATGAAAATGCCATACTGTATTCTCTATAAATTCTATTATAATCTCTGATTTTATCAATAATAAATGAATTAATTTCTCTATATTGCATGTAAGTTAAATCAATTGGATAAATCATAAATGGTTCTAAGTAATTTACTACATCTACCAATGATAAACGACCTTTAATATATTTTTTAACAAGCATAAATAATATTCTGATTTTTGGGATTATTGTACGTAAAAAGATCTTATAAATATCTAAATTTGATAAATCATCTGGTCTCTCATATTCAGATAAATCTAATATATATTGCTTTATATTATCAACAAAATTTGTATCATCATATTCTATTTCATTATCTAATCCATCTATTACTACTGGAGTAATTTCGGTTTTTTGTTTTAATAATTGCCAATAACCCAAAAAATGTAAATTTAAATTAGCTTTTACTAACAAATTTGTTCCCGGTAAATTTATTTGAGAAAATCTTACGGTTGGTTCTGGAAGAGTTACTATAGAACTAATTGAAATAGAATCATTGTTTGTTAGTTTAACACGATGTGATATCATATTTGGCCCCTTTAAATTACTTGATTGTAATCTTTCTTCTCCTAGTTTATATTTTTGAATTATAAATTTTCTATTTGTTAATTCGGATTTTGATACTACTGTTGAATATAATTTCCCTAAATTATCTATAATTGCATGTGTATTTGTAGCTACATCACCTTCTATAATTATTCCATTTGTAGAAGAAAATACATCATCTGTTGCATCTGGATTTACCGAATAATAAGGTGTTAGATATTTATCTAATGAATGATATAAATTTGCATACTTGTTTTGACCTTCAATACTTTGATTTGAATGATAATTATTAAAAAGAGTTTCCATTTCTAATAAATTTTCATTTTCATTTATTGTTTCAAAATCATCATATCTTTTATTCTCTGCATTTGAATTATCAGGATAAATTTTCTTTACATTTTTAGCTACAAACATTACCCAAAATAAATTATTTTTAAATTCTGATAAAAATTCTGCGAGTGGTCTATCATCTGCTGTTCTTTTAATAATACCATTTATATTTTTATTTATATCGAATGTTGATGATATTTGACGTAATTGAATGAAACGTGTGATCATTATATGAATGCTATTTAATACGTTATTTGTTCTTTTTGAATTTGGAATATTTGAAATTAACTCTTCTAATAAATCATTTGTCTGTGATTCAATATTAAATCTGTATTTGTCTCTATCAATATTTATATATTCTTCCACTCTAACAATATCTCCCAGTTGTAAATCATTTAAATCAAAAAACATTCTATCTATTTTTTCTCTTACCACTTTTCTTGGTATTTCTCTTACCGCTTCTTCTATTGATTCTGACTCTCCTAATTCCACTAATTCATCAGGTGTTACTTCTCCTTCTTCCAAATTAGCTCTTAACATTTGTCTTTTTCTGTCTTCTTCATCTCCTTCTAATTCTGCATCTCCTTCTAATTCTGCATCTCCTTCTAATTCTTTATTTAATTTTTTAATAGCAGGTCGTATTTCAAATGTTTCAATAGGCAAATCTTCCGGAATTCCCTGATAACTAAAATTTATAAATAAATTATCACCATCAGTTGTTTTTAGTTCAATCATATCCTCTTCTAAATTAATTATTTCTCCAGTTATAACTGTGGGAATATCTCCACCAAAATAAATATTTACCCATGTTCCTGGTAATAGATCATTTTGTTTTGCATATCCCTCTTCTGGATTACTACTTAAAATTTTAATTGATTTTATTGACCCATCACCAATTAAACCATTAGGATCTATATTTAAAATTGTTTTTTCAAATGACTCACTATTAATTAATTTTATTTTTGATGAATCTATATATTCAATTAAAAAAACGTTATCATTTAGTATTTCATTTGTAGGATCCGAAATTAAAATTATATCACCTAATTTTAATATTACTTCTTTTGACTTAGGAATTTTTTCTTTAATTACTTCTTCTACAACTTCACCACTTTCTAGATTTTCCAGATTCTCCGATTCTTTTTCCAAAACTTCATTAGGTTCATCATCTTCTGATATGTTTAATCTAATATTATTTACTTCTTTTTCAGCTTCTTTTGAATTAATTTCTTGTGACATCTTATATTTAATGTAGAAATTTTTATAAATCATTAATTCTCAAAATAATATATTTATTATCATTGTAATTATAGTAAATTAGTTTAAAGACAATTAATACAATTATAATAAATATACCAATGTCAACATTAGTTACATATAATTTATCTACTATTCCTGGTTTTAATGAAAGTATAAGTTCTTTAAATATTGATTCAAAATATGACAAATATTTTTCTATTCATCCATATTCTACTAAATCAAATGAAAAATATAGTATTATTAGGTACAATAAAGATTTTCTTGTAACTGATCTAATTTCAACTTATGGTCTTTTACGTTCACTAATTCTATCTAATAATCAGATTGTCTCTTTTTCACCACCTAAATCAATGTCAGCTGACTGTTTCATTAAAAAATATCCTGTAAAGACTGATGCTATCATTGCGGAACAATTTATTGAAGGTACAATGATAAATGTTTTTTATGATAGAAATTATGGTGTTAATGGCTGTTGGCAAATAGCTACACGAAATACAGTAGGTGCAAATGTATCATTTTATAAATGGACAACAAAAACATTTAATGATATGTTTATAGATGCATGTGATTCAAATAATTTTAATTTTAATACATTAAATCCCCTATTTAGCTATAGTTTTGTTTTACAACATCCAGATAATCGTATTGTTATTCCCTTTAAACATCCACAGTTATATTTAGTTAGTGTTTATCAAATTATTCAACAAGATGATAATATTATAGTTAAAGAACAGGATATTGAAGATGTAAAATCAAATGGGTTATGGTCGTTAACAAAAATAAAATTTGCAGAAACATATGATTTTACAAATTATACTGATTTAATTGAAAAATTTGCGTCTACTAATACACCATATGATGTTGTAGGTGTAAATATAAAAAATAAGGAAACTGGTGAACGATTTAAAATTAGAAATCCTATTTATGAACAAGTACGACAATTAAGAGGAAACCAACCAAAATTGCAATATCAATATTTATGTTTAAGACATTCCGGTCAATTACCTGAATTTTTAAAATATTATCCTGAAACAAAACCTGATATGTCAAAATATAGAGATCAAGTACATATGTTTACAAAAACTTTGCATAAAAATTATATTTCATGTTATATAAAAAAAGAAAAGCCATTAATACAATTTCCCGATCAATATAGAACACATATGTTTAAAATTCATGAAATATTTTTGAATGAATTAAGGGAACAAAAATTATTTGTAACAGATAGAATAGTAATGAAATATATAAATGAATTACAGCCTTCATTATTAATGTATTGTTTAAATTTCCATATGAGAAAAAGAATGGTAGATAAAATTAAAACGTTTACCAAAATAGATGATGACGGACTATAAATTGTTTTCCGTCTAAAAAATATAATATATAAAATTCCGTCTTTAAATTAAAAAATATAATATATAAAATTCCGTCTTTAAATTAAAAAATATAATATATAAAATTCCGTCTTTAAATTAAAAAATATAATATATAAAATTTTAATTTAAAGAATACAATTTTAAATACTTTTAGCGTTTTCCATTAAAACAACCATTTATGCTCTCAAGTTTCTTTATTGCACCATCTATTACTGAAATTAACATCGTCTTTATACTTGCAATTCCTTTTGTTTTATCAATCAAAGAAACTCTTAAAATACTATCACTATCGTGAGGATGCATTTTTTTAAATCCTATGTAGTCTAGGATTTTTAAATCCACATAAAATATTGTATATAATTCATAATTCAAGATATTTCCTATAGTATAATCCTCATTTTCTAACGTCACATCATAACAATTTTCTAATGTATTATCTGATGCATTTATAGGCACTTGATCTTGTGTCAAATTCTGTTTCATATTCATGAACTTTTTTATTAATATATCCCCTGCCTTTATTATTATATCCGTATTTTCATAAATACCTACCGATTGTATAATAAAATCAAAACTTTTTGCTTTTACATATCTTAAACCCTCTAGTAATTTCCAATTTGCAGCTTCAAAATCTATTTCTGAATCTTTCTTCCCTTCATCCTTCCACTTTTGCTTACGAATTTCTAATTGCTCTTCCATTTTTACATCATCTGGTGTGCAACCATATGAACATGTTGCTGTAACATTGTACATACTATCTTCTCTTGCTGTACTAATTGATAATTCACAAGTTAACTTTATTCTTTCACCTGGAATTTCTTCTGAAATTTTTGGCCTCAATCTTAAAAAGTCTATATAATATTCTCCACTTCCACTTGGAGGAATAAATGGGGGAAATATCTTTTTTACACCACCTTCATCAAGAAACTTATCTGTAATTAGATCACGAATCTTAAAATCCTTTGTAGTTACAATCATAACTGTATCTGTTTTATTTTCTATATCCAATTCTAGTAAATAATTCTTTACTGGAAATTCTATATCCGATATACAGATTGGAATACATCCCAAACGTTGTTTTATAATTTCATTATTTAACCTACTTGTATTTAACATTATATTACAAGTATTTTCTTCATATGGCATTGTTTTAAATACAATAATCGGAATATCCGACAATATTGTTCTTCTTACTGCATTTGCATAACTAACATCCGTATTATTAATCGTAAAAGTCAATACACCATCTTCTTCTTTTAAGTTAGCAATTTTAGACGCCATGATACTCTATATATTATGATATATTTAATATTATATTTATTAAATCAATTTTTTCTTTTTTCTTTTTTTCCTTTTTGTTTTTTATTTTTACCCTTTAGGAAACAAAAATACCTATTTAGACTCTAAATAAGTTAAAATTTTATAGTAAAAACCTTGAGTTATTTTAAATGAGTAGTATCTTATATTATAGCAATTTTTGCGAACCGTCCAAAAAACTATTACAAACTGTCACTAAAACTCAAAATGCCAAAGATATTCATTTTATATGTATTGACAAAAGAGTAAAGGATAGTAATGGTAAAATTTATATTATTCTTCAAAATGATCAGAAAATTATTATGCCTGAAAATGTTACCAGAGTTCCAGCTTTACTTCTACTAAATCAAAATTATAAGGTCATTTATGGTGATGAAATATATCAACACTTTAGACCACAACAACAACAACAAATTCAACAAGCTACTAAAAATAATATGGAGCCTGTAACATTTCAAGACGGATTTAATTCTTTTGGGGGATTCGGAGGAGGTATTGTTTCCGATAATTTTAGCTTTTTAGATCAATCTGATACCGATCTTAGTGTCAAAGGGAGTGGCGGAATGAGACAAATGCATAATTATGTATCATTAAATGAAGCTAATAGCTTAAGCATGAATTTACCTACAGATGACCATGACTATAAATCTGACAAAATGAAAGAAGGAGAAATGAGCGTTGAAGCTTTGCAACGTAGAAGAGAACAAGATTTATCGGGAATTAGTTATAAATAAAATAAATTTAAAAAATACAAACATTATATAATATGGAAATTTTAGAACCTGAAAATAATCAATTTACTGTTTATAGTAAAAGCGGGTGTCCTAATTGTATTAAGGTCAAAAAACTATTACAAGAAAAACAAATTATGTTTACAATAGTAAATTGTGATGAATTTATTTTAGAAGACAAAGATATGTTTTTTCAATTTATACAAAATTTAACTAAAAAAGAATATAAGTTTTTTCCGATGGTTTTTGATAATGGACACTTTATTGGTGGTTTTACAGAAACAATTAAATATGTTGAAACTATATTAAATTTTAATGAATCTTTTTAATATTTTTAATAAAATATAATTTAAAGAAATTGATATATTTACAATTAATAAAAATAATGACAACTAATTTATTGTCCGTATTCAATGATCATTTTTCTGATTTTGTTAGTGATATTCAAAATGTATTTCCAGAAGATACTGATATTTTAACAGCCAAGAATGCATTATTAGCAATTAGAAAAGCTAATCCTAAATTATTAGTTAGAATTTGGATTAAATATGTTGTATCTCCTTATCAGGACAAAATCAGTGCTGGTGATATTAATTTTTTTATAGATAAGGATTACGCTTCTGATCTAGTTAGAAATGATCATTCGGATAAAATTATGGAATCAATTGATAGATTGCGAAATCCAGTAAAACAAATGTCTTCAGAAAATCAAGCTAAAACAATGAAATATATTCAAAATTTATCTAAATTAGCATTGATGATACCACAATAAATTTTACAATCTATTTATAACAATAAATTAGGGAAAATCATTTAGATATTACATTTTATAATATCTAAATGAATAAAATATCACTTATTTTGAAACGAAATTGCCACCTACATATTAAAAAATCATTTCCATTTAATAATAGTATTAATTATTTAAATAATAATGGTTATCCTTCATGTAATGATTGTATTTACTATTTATCTCCTAAATCATATAATTTTACTGAATCTAAATGCAAAATATTTATAAAACATAATTTTGATACCGGTGAAAAGGAATATGCTTCTAGTAGTGTTTGTAGATCTCATTTAGATTTATGTGGACCTGAAGCTAAATCAAAAGTTTTAGATATGAGTACAATTGTTTTTGGTCCTTAAATAAATGCTAATAAAATAATTCAAACAATTTAAAGTTAATTTAATAATATTTATATTATGAAATTAAATATAATTCAAGACATAAAAGACATATATTCTAAAAAAAGACAACTATTACAGGTATATTTCACATTTTTACCCAATTCAATATATAAACTCGGTATTAATAGTGGAAATTTTGCTATTTGTGGAATTGGATTAGGTCTACTATATAGTAGACGAATATTTTGGATTTGTAATTCAATTATTATTATTCTTTATTATTACAAATCATATGTTAATCAGTATCTGTTTTATTTTTTTGTTAGTATATCGGTGTATTTAATAATACAATCATTATTGAAAAGTATTTATTTGATCAAATATGTACCTCAGTATTTTATGCTGTAAATTAGTATTTTTGTATTGTTATGATAAGTCGTAACAATTTTGTAATTATTATTTTGGTGTTTTTTCTCAGTCTGTTCGATATTTTTTATAAAAGTGATTCAGTTTTGGAAAATGGACATTTTTAAAAATGTCCAAAATGGAAAAGTCAAAAAAAGTCTTGAAAAACATGTTTTGAAAAACGTCTTGTTATCATAATGCTCTCAAAACTATATTTTAAGTAAAATATTTGTTATGACAACTTTTTTACAAAAATGTTGCCTCACTTTTTTTTTGTTTCCTATAAATATAGAAAATGGAAACATATTTTAGTGAAAATAGTGAGAAAAACACCAGTAATTTTTTTTGTTTTATTTGTGACTATAAATGCTTTCTGAAACAACATTTTACTCAACATTGTATGAGCAAAAAACACAAAAGCAACGAAGGAAACAAATTAGGAAACATTGGAAACCAAAGCATAAATGCAGATAATATACTATTTTTTTGTGAATGTGGAAAACAGTATCGTGCTAGAAGTGGATTATGGAAACATAAAAAATTTTGTAATTTAGGTATAAATGATATAAATAATATACCTGATATAACTGATTTAACTAATACTAATTTATATTCAGAACAAATTTCGGAAACAGATTTTAAGGTTACACCCAAAATGTTTTATGATCTTTTAAAACAAAATAATGAATTACAAAAATCTTTAATTGATTTGGCGTCCAAAAATAATATTGGAAATAATAATATTGTTAATTCTCAAAACAAGACATTTAATTTACAATTTTTTTTAAATGAAACATGCAAAGACGCTTTAAATATAAGTGAATTTGTAAACCAAATTAAACTAACAATTAGTGATTTGGAAGAAACAGGTAAATTACGATATGCCGAAGGCATTAGTAAAGTTTTTATTAAAAATTTAACTAATATAGATTATACCAAACGTCCTATCCATTGTAGTGATTCTAAAAGGGATATTATATATATTAAAGATGAAGATAAATGGCAAAAAGATGAACAAAAAAGTACATTAACAAAGGCAATTAAGCAAGTTGCAAATAAAAATATAAAAAAAATCAGTGATTGGCAAAAGATGAATCCTGAATATTTAGATCCAGATTCAAAACAAAATGATAAATATATGAAAATTGTTTTAAATTCAATGTCAGGATCAACAAAAGAAGAATCAGAAAAAAATTATGAAAAAATAGCTAAAAATATAGCTAAGGAAACAATTATTGAAAAAATAACATAATTTTTTATCCAAATATAATATTTAAATTAGTTTGATTTAAATATTATTTTTTAATAAAACTATAATAATGGCTAATACCACAAAATCATTCGAAGATTTGAAACCCCCTGATGAATTTTATAAAATTATTAATGATTTTATTTCAGATATTTTAATTACTTTTCCAGAATATTCAGGCATAATTGCAAAATGGTGGAATAGACCGTCTGATAATTTTGAAGAAAATAAACAAAAAGAAACTCTATTTGTATTTAGACATTGTGTAAAAGTTTTCCCTGAAAGATTTTTTGATATATTATACAAAAATGGTGATGTATTTACACATGAATCAGAAGTTACCATAGCATCAGAATTTTTACCTGGAATTGTATTTAATCAATTATGGAATTGTGATATTAGTGAGAAGACTAGAGAAACTATTTGGAAATATCTACAACTTATTTTATTTTCTGTTATTGGTTGTGTTCACAATAGCTCCGAATTGGGTGATACAGCCAAATTATTTGAAGCAATTAACGAGGAAGAATTGAAGAAAAAATTACAAGAAACATTAGAAGGTATGCAAAACTTATTTGATGCTAGTTTTTCATCATTTCAAGGTCATAGTGATGGAATAGATCCATCTTTTTCAGGAATTAATATGGAAAATGTGCCTAATGCCGATCAACTTCATGAACATATTAATTCTTTAATGGGAGGAAAACTTGGTAAATTAGCTATGGAATTAGCAGAAGAAACAGCTAATGACTTAAATTTAGATATGGAAAATACAGGAGATGCTAAAGATGTATTCCAAAATTTATTTAAAAATCCAGGTAAAATGATGAATATGGTTAAAAATATTGGTTCTAAAATTGATGAAAAAATTAAATCTGGAGAATTAAAAGAGTCTGAATTAATGGAGGAAGGTATGGATTTATTAAATAAAATGAAAAATATGCCTGGAATGGGAGATATGCAAAAAATGTTTGAAAAAATGGGTATCCCTGGTTTAGGAAAAGGAGGCAAAATTAATATGGGTGCAATGGAAGCTCAGCTAAATAAAAATATGAAAACTGCACAAATGAAAGAAAGAATTAGAGCAAAAGCAGCAGCAAATGCTTTAGCAAAAGCAGCTTCTCAAATCCAATCTACTCAGTCAAATCAGCCATCAATTTCTGAAGAAGAATTATTAAAAATTTTCAGTACCGGTGAAAAAGTAGAAAAAACACCTAGAGGTGCTAAACCTCTACCTAGTAAGAAAAAGAAGGGTAAAAAATAATAGAATGATACTAATAAGTGAGAAATATTAATAATTAATAAGTGAGAAATATTAATAAGGGACCAGGGACCAATATTAATAATAGAATAATTTGAAATTATTCTAGTATTTTGGGAATTATAATATATTCCGAAATTTTATTTTTATCAAAATTTAAATTCATATATCCTTTATTAATACAACAAATCCCTAATTCAGTATTTTCACTGTTGCTATATTGATCTATATTTAATTGAGAATCCGTATAAATTAACTTATAAGTTTTGCATTCTTGATAAAACATATTGCTTTCTTGTTGACAAATATAAGAATATGCTTTATCTAAACTATTCATTGCTTTCACAATAGTAAACATCTTATCACCACAATAATACATAACTATATATATTGTCATTGCCGACATTTTTTTTTACTTATATTATATATTTAAGCAAGTAAAATAAAACCAAATCAATTTTTTTAAAAGTCTATATAATATATAATGACAACTCCATTTTGGTCCAATGATCCAACAATACTATTTAATAAAAAATACATTTTACAATTATGGCCCGTGCAAAATATGACATTTGAACAAAAATTAAATGCTATTAGTAGAATTGTAGTACTTATGTCAATTTTAGGATTTCTGATCACAAGAAATTTTAATCTAATTATTATTGGAATTATTACACTAGCTATCATTTTTTCTATTTATAAATTTAGAAAACAGAAAATTGTTAGTTCTTTAATTAAGGGTAAAGAAGGATTTACAGTAGGTCCAAATACTCAACCTACACAAGTTTCACCAGCAGCCATGACTTCAAATCCTGTAACATTAGAAAATGTTTTACGAAGTAATTTTTATCCTACTACTAAGAAAAATCCATTTGGTAATGTATTATTAACTGATATTATGGATAATCCTGATCGTTTAGCTGCCGCACCCAGTTTTAATCCAGATGTATATCTTGATATTAATGAAATGACAAAAAAACAGACACAAATGTTATTTCCAGGAATCAAAAACACTAACAAACAAATCTATGGTGACCTAAAAGATAATTATGATTTAGATAATTCTATGATGCAATTTTATAGCACTGCAAATACACGTGTATGTAATGATCAAGGAGCATATAGTATGTGGTTATATGGAAATATGCCATCGGGTAAGAGTTCTGGTCCAGATGGAGCATTCGCAAGAGTACAAGACAATTATCGTTATATACTTATTTAATAATTATAATACTTATAATCTTATTTGCTTTTATTTAGACATATTACATATTACAATTATATAAATAATTAATTACTTCCTAATATTTGTTCACACAAATTTAATACCTCTTGTGTTAATTTAAATTTGGCTTGAATATCATTTGGAGATTTGTCTGTTTTATCTCCACCTTTTCTCTGTAAATATATATGCGGCGACAAATGTAGGCATGTTCTACAGACTTTAATGCTAATATTAGTTTGTATAAAGGTATAAATTGTTTGAGTGGAGACCATAAACAACTGAATGTTATCAAATGAACTATTTGTTTTCATTATAGCCCAATAATCATTTTGATCTCCTGTAGGACCACAAAAAGTTTTTTTTAAATACTGCCCAATATCTTCACTATTGTTTTCGCAAATTTCCTGAAACAATATTTTTTCTTCTTTTGTCAAGCAATTACGTCTGCTAATCAATAATTCTTTCAAACCTGTTTTTAAATCTTCATTTATAAATGTAGTTTCTAATGGTCTCCTATCAAATGAATCTCCGCGACCACCTATCTGTTCAATTTTTTTATTCTGTACATTACATGATGTACCGTCTTCAAAATAAATAATTGTGTCATATTTTTTTCCAATAATTTTTACCATCCGATTAATCTGTTTTTTGAAAAACTCTTCCAATGATTGTTTAATAATTTCACTGGTGCGAAATATCTCTTCCGCTTTAAACCCTGATTTTGCTGTTTGACTATTTTTGGAAGACATTTTGAATAAGAATAATATTAAAATACTATTACTTTTTAAATAGTATTTTAATTCAATTTTTTTATTTTCTGATTTTCTGATTTTCTGATTTTTTTATAATTTTATAAATATTTTTTTTATAAAAAAATATTATTGTAGTAATATATAAAATGGCTTATGTGTCTGATTATACATTTAATAATATGTCAAGAATAGGCAATGATGGATGTTGCATTGATCAAAATTCAATTCAAAATTCAGCATCTTGCAGTTATTTACTTCAAAACTATTTTGCACAAGATTGTTCTATGAAAAATGCCAAAGCTTTAGCAACTTCTCAACCTTGTATTAATTATTCAGGTTCAGATATGTGTGGTATAAACATTGATACCAGTTCACAATTATTAATAGGAGGAATTCAAACCCACCCTAAATCAAAAATTGATTTATTTGGCCGTCCATTTGCTACAGTACCGTTTTTAGGAAGAGGAAACGTAGATCCCATATTAGAATCACAAATACAGCAAGGTGAAGGCATTACCAATAAGCGAAGTGTAACCCGTTTAATGGAAAAAAATTACATGAAATATCATACTACTCCATTGGTTCCCGAAGTAAAACAAAATATTCAAAATCCTAGTTTAATGATTGAAGGAATGGCATCTGAAGGTTGGATTCGGGGTGGTTTACCGTCTCGTGAACTAACAAGAGATCGTGATTTTTACACTACACATACTTCAACTCAGGCTCCTCCTTAAATATATATTTTAATCATACTTAAAGGTCTTTAAATTGTTTTAAAATATATATTATTCCTAATTTACTTTTTTAGTTTAACTATTTAAATATATCATATTTAATCTATATTATGTATAATACTGATTTTCAAGTTAAATATCACGATATTTGTAAAGAATTATTAGCAAAAATTAAAAATTGTTCTGATTCTCAAGTTTATACTGAAACAGATATTTACGATGTATGTAGTAAGCTTTATAGAGATGAACTAACATCTGTTTTTTATGCTGAAAATATAGCTGATGATAAAATTGATCATGGTATTAAAACTATTTCAGAAAAAATGCTTGCTAATCCAGACTTTAGCATTATTATTAATGAATTAATAATTCAATTTCATAATTATTTGTCAAATATTATTGATGATAATAATAATAATGATTCTAAAAATATTGAGAATATTATTTTTTTAACATTATTTAGCGATAAAATATTTTATATTATGCATAAATGTATTTGTCAGCAATTGTTAGTTGAAAAAATAGATAATACTTTGTTAATAGAACTTAAAAACCTTGCAATTGAAACTTTAACAGATTACTAAAAGTATATTTTAAAGTATTATACTATACTTTTTTTTAAAAGTATAATATAAATGGCATCCACACGAAATAAAAATACACCTGGTAATTATTGTTTATTTTTAAAACAGAATTATGGAATTGAAGATTGGCAGCTTTATAAAAATGGTGCTAATGGTATAGCTTATGATACACGTTTACCTGGTAATGGTCTCAATCCAGCACAAATTCCTTGGAATCAATTATCTAATAATGCTGTTGATATCGAAACCTTTTTATTTGGTATTAATTCTACTAATTTAGTAAACCCAGCCCCACCTTTAACTCCTGAATTAAAATGTTTAAAAACCGCAAATGTTTATGAAAGTAAACCTGTTATTATGCCTGTACCACAAGCTATTCCTAAGTTTCAAAGACCTATGTATTTACAGTAAATTTTTTTATTTTAATTTAGACAAAATATATTTATAATACTTATGAGTTATTTTTATAAATATATATAATTAAATATATTTATAATAATTATGAGTAGTATAAATGCAGAAAATATAACAGTTACTAATTTAACTGTTACGAATATTAATGGCCAACCAGCTTCTTGTTTTAATTCATGTTGCAATTATAATAATAATACTGGTTGTGATTATTGTGAAGAAGAAAATCCAATAACTGATGATTGTTATGATTGTAATCAAGAAAATAATAATAATTTATGTAATTGCTGTTTAAACACTCAAGGTTCAGGAGCAACTGGAGCAACTGGAGCAACTGGAGCAAATGGTGCAATAGGAGCAACTGGAGCAACTGGAGCAACTGGAGCAACTGGAGCAACTGGAGCAACTGGAGCAACTGGAGCAACTGGAGCAACTGGAGCAACTGGAGCAACTGGAGCAACTGGAGC